CTAAGGTTGACCCCGATGAAACAGTATGTACTCACAGGTTAGGTTTAACGTATATGCGTAAAATAGATATGCGCCATAGATAACTACATTATATTTAAGTGACACTCTTCTCGTAACTATGTTTGCATAGAGGGTATAATATGGTTGAGTTTTTGAATAGATATATTGGACTTCAAATAGAAAATGGCTATGGCTCTGCGGGTACTACTACAACATACGGTGAAGTAGACAGCGAAAGCCTACAGCATAAGTTTGAGTTGCTTACAAGGAACGATATGACACACCACATGGCTACAAAGTCTGTTGTCGGTACGTCATATTCAGAAGGTGGAATGGACCTAGCCATTCAATGTGATAATTTCTTCGGAAAAATCCTATACGGTTGTTGGCCTCACCAACTTACTCCTACTGGTAGTGACCCGTACTCACACGTTATGTTAGAACCTACACTTGTAGGACACACCTACCCTTCTTTTAAGATTACAGTAGGAAGAGAAGAGAAGCAACACACATACACAGGTATGGCGCTTGACACTCTATCAATCTCTGCTAACGTAGGAGAATACA